CGGATGTTATGTCACCTAAAGTAACAACAGCTTTTTCACCTGATGAGGGGTCACTACCCATTTGCAGAGTATAAGGTGTCATAGGACAAAGTTGCTTTGTTCCTATAGGCTGTGAAGGGACAGCGACCTCAAAGTCATCACTAGCCTTAACTTCAATAGAAGCATAAATACTGGATGAGACTGTAGAGGCCGCAACTAAGGGGTCTAAGATTGAGATCTTGACGATACCAGTTCCGTAGTCGTCTAAATTAGTCATCCAAGGGAGAATGCTCATATAAGGGACAGAGAATTCAATCTCGGTTTTATCACGTATATCTACTATAACTCTATGTGTCCACATGGATGTGGCATTGTTATTAGTGTTTATGAAAGCCGTATAAGTTTTTGGATTAGGACTAAACATAATGAGCAATCTACCAGAATGGAAAGCTGTCTTGACCATCTTAAGTCTAAAAGTCAATCCACCCCTCCAATAGTAGAAAAATTGTGAAACAAAAGCAACAGGCGCTTGTGAAATATAAGTCCTTGTGCCTTCACTTAATTGAACTTTACAAAATTTTGGATGCACCGCTGTTTGAAATAGACTTGTGTCGGCTGTTTGCGAAGTGCTCCAGTAAAAATAATTTATATATGCATACTTGGACCATATGTGATCAAATGACATCTCATCCTCCTGAGTGAGTCCACAAGGCATGCTTGAGACCTCATTAACAGAAGTCAATGCTAATGACATAGAGTTATCTAATGTGTCACAATTAGCATGATTTGAAAGAACTCGAGGTAAGACAGGTTGTGTTTGAGAATGATTCTGGGGTTTGGACCAACCCCAAATTTTGGCTGCATCTGCTACAATGTCTGCTGTCCAAGCCGCTGGACTAGTAAAGTTGGATAAGAGAGGTATTTTACTAAGAACTCTCCCTGTGGTTGCAATTTTCCGTGCTACGGATGATATTGGGCCCGCCCCCACAGATTCAGCTTCCATAATAGCATTAGATTTATTCTTCCCCATTTGAGGTGTTGCTAAGCCAGTTAGTGTGACATTTTCAAGGTTAGCCCAGAGAGTATAGGTGGCTGTACTGCCTGCGGCAGAAGCCACAGCACTATAAGGGTACAAAAAGTACCAACCAATTTCTCCCAAAGGGTTAGGAATACCATTAATATATCCTGGTACAAAAACACCTTGGAACATACTGTTATAAGGTATAACTAGCTCTACTTCGGATTGTGTGTTGATGTCAATTTCTGCGTGATGTAATTGTGTAATTTGGGTCTTGCAATGCCTATGCATATAATACCAGGCACCAGCAGTAGTAGTGGGAGCACCACCAAATGGCACATAGGCTAATATATATCTTCCTGCCTGAAACTTATTTGCATTTACTTCAAGCCTAAATCTGACATCAGCTCTGGCTAAAAATTTCCCTTTCAAATGAGCAAGGGCCATATAAGATTTTAATACTTTATCAAATACGGCACCACCCGTGAAGGTGGTAGCTATATCTGTACTACTGAACACACCCGTTTCGACTATAATTGGTCTCTTAAGATAATCCTCTGTGGTAGAATATAACCCAGAGTCAGCACTAGTCATGAGTCTATCGACCCATGAATGTGGCGCACTGACGACCGATTGAACAATAGTCTCACTGGGTAAATTACTACCTGCGTCGCCAAAACCTTGGGGGCTCTGACTAACAAGTGTTTGGTTATTAACTAAGATTTGGGGACCTTTTGATTGTGCAAAGTTCTCAGATCCGTGAGAACTAGGGGAGGGCTTCTCCATCGTATTATTGCTTGTTGAGTTAGTTGTATCCATGGCGTAATCAATACTATAAGTTGTGTTTTTATGGATTTAAGGTATGCCTACCCCTTTAACGCAGTGATACGCCACATCATCCGTAGGTAGGCTGCATGAGGGCCAGGCTGCTCTGGTCACTAATAAAAGTGATAAACAGATATGGGATCTTACTCCTTAATGTTTTTGGATTTTTATAATTTTATATTGTTTTTGGGATTTTATAAATTTTATGTGCTGTCGCCAATAGCATTCTATCGCTAATCTCTAGCGAACGGCGAATCTCTAGACATAATAAATCCTAAGCATGAATCATAGGTAACTCTGTCCAAATGAATATCATACTCCTGATCGAGATAATAAATAATGAGACTTGCCCATGTACTAAATAGCTCTGGACCATGTAAAGATAACTCATCAACACTATTTTGACATCGCTCTTTAAGTACCTCAAAGAATTTCTCCCCTTTATGAGTCCATTGGGGAGATTCTAAGATGGTATTCATGTCAAGCGGTGCAAAATATTGTCTATACAACGGGTTCCATGCAAAACTGCGTTTAAGGAATGATACACGTTCAAGT